TTTACACGTTCCCTTTATCGGTTTAAGTTTTGCGAACTCTTCTGATTCGTAAAAGTCGCGAACCATGTTTCGCGATTCAGTTTCGGTAATGTTAAACATATCTTTATAAACATACTCGTACTTTTTCGTGGTCGGCATTTTGTAGCCACGGAACTTAGCCATAGGTTTAACGAACGAGACGAGAACTTCGTCGATATCAATAGCAACTCTTTTCATTTAAATTATACAAGTAAAAAAACTCTAAGTGTGTTTTTTTATGTTTGAAATTTTTATTCAGGTATAGTAGAGAATGGCGGATAAAATACCCGTCGTCGACTATAGCCGAATGGAACGACTCAAACCTCCAGAAAACACAGTTATACCTTTGAATGCGAATACACTCTGTTTATTTTTAATAATTGCGACCGTTATTGGTTTGTATAAACGTTACGTCGATATTAGTCAAGACCGCGAACGACGTCGTATTTGATACACTCTTCAGGGTTTAAGTACATGTCACGTTTCATGAGTTTCTTAAGTTGTTTATCTGGAATAGATGTTTTTTCCAGGTACGTTTTCTTAACCATATCCATGAGTTTGTCGCACATTTTCATTTCATCCTTAACTTCCTCGTATTTTCCCCAAAACCCGGTCGTTGATATTTGGTGTATGAGAATATGTGCGTTCTTACCGATACGGCGTTCGTGTCCTCCCAAAAGAAGGAACGTTGCTGCTGATCCACACTCACCTTGTGCGATCGTGATAACTTTAACGCGAGACTTTTCGAGTATGTTCATTGCGCTCAGACCCGCGAACAAATCGCCTCCGCCGCTACATATGTGTACGCGTATAACTGGTTCGTATCCTATAAGTTCCGCCTTTTGTTTAAGAAGTTTAATTTCGAGTTTCTTAAACTCTTCTACAAATTCGAGAATATCTTCGTCAGTGATTTCTCCGTAATATAATATTTCATTACCAATAACACGAGTGATTTTAAAGTCTTCTTCATCATCCGTATTAGTGGTCGTAGTCATTTAATATGATTTAATTTGTTATTTCTTCTTTAATCAACTTTTTTATTTTTGTAACTTCGCGTTGTTTAAGTTTATTATGTATAGCTAAATGGTTCATGACGTCAAAATCTTGTGGTGTTAAATTATATTTTTTAAAATATGAAACGTTACCCTTTTTTGCATATTCTCTTAAAAGCATAAATTCACCCTGACCCATTTTTATAGGCGACCTGTATTGTATACTTTTGATTTTTTGGTGTCTCATTTTTTGGTTTCCGTATTTAGTCCAGAATCTTCCGGGACGCACATTTTCAGGATCAATTTGTTTTTCGAAATAACTTTTGGGTATTTTTATAGCGTTTAATACGAAATACGGCATTATATCCCATTCCCCATTGTATATTTCCGTATCAAAATTATCCGCTTGTGATAAAGCTTGTGTTATTTTTTCAAAATTATCTGTTATTGAATCTGGGTAATTTTCCTGTATGATTGACCAAATGTGACCGTGTTCATGGATACAGTTTGTTATATCTATGTCACTAGAATTACATAAAATATCGGTAACAATTTCTTTTGGTGTCTGGAAAACATCTTTATCACACGGAAAGTTTAAATAGTGATGATAATTGTGAATATTACCTTTACATTTATGTGCAGCGAATGAACTATTGATATGTTTTGGATTAAGAGTAATTATTTTTTCCGGTTTTAATCTCTGTATAATTAGAGTCGTAAAGTTATCCATAAAATAAACATTTTTTGTTGTGACTACCAATTGTTTACCTGTAACGTTATTACCTTCCGAAACGGATTCTACAATATTTTTATACACGTGTATATCCGAATCGTAATCTTCTATATAAGCGTGCATATTTGATTTTTTTAATGTACCTAAAAATATATCTTTTTTACGTAAAGGTTCATCCCATATTTCTACACTGTTTGTTTCGTCCAAAACATTTTGCAGGATAAATGTTTTACCACACCCCGCAGGCCCGCATAAGAAAACGTTTTTACCTTCATCCAAACACCGTTTTAGATTTTTTATTTCATTATCGCGTAATGATATTTCGGTTTTCTTTTTTTGTTTTTTTATAGTAATAAAAGAATCCATATGTCCAGTGACGATGACGATCTTACTAATCAAGCATTAGATTTAGTTTTGAATAATGACGCACTTCAAAAACGTGTTATAGATCCTATAAAAAGGAAGATATTCCCTTATGTTATGTGTATTGGATTCTTTAACTTAGCTCTTTTTGTTATGGTTGCTTATCTTTCGAATCGTCTTTCGGCGATTCTGTGATAATCTTTTCCAATATCGATTTACGTTTATCTGATTCCGTTTCTAATTCTTTAGCCTCCTGTTCTTCCTCTTCTACAGGAGGTGTTTCGGTAACGACTTCCATTAATTCTGTTCTACGACGTAATTCGTTCATTAAATCACCTTTCATGCTTACGAGACCTTTATTTTTTAAATCTGAAATTTCATCGATACGTTGTTGTTTCCCTTCAATATCCGCTTTTATAGTTTTCTTAGCTGTTTTAACATTACCTCTAATAGTTTCGAGTTCGTTTTTTAATTCGCGCTTTGCTGTTCCAGTAACTGCATCTTTAAGTTTGGTTATAATAGTATTTTCCGCTATAGCCTTAAACGGTGTTATGGGTTGGATATGCATAATCTCTGGTTTGAAGAATGCATTATCATCTGGAAATTCTCTTTCAAACGCATCTATTATATATTTGGGGACGTTCGGTGACTGTTCTATTAATCGATCGTACTCAGCACGCATATTTTCAATCATATTTGTACCACTTTGTGTTCTTTCTGTTAATGGTAAAGTTAATTCAAGTCGAATTGTTCTTGAAACTTTACCGTATTGTACAGAAGCGACGCGGTGACCTTCCATAAGTTCATTTATTTTAAGAAATTGCATGATTGTTGTTGCTATCGCAGTAATAAGATTCAGACCACCAATCGCCGATGGTACGTACGGTTGTACTGTCGGTGGAAATGTTTCTTGTGCAAAGTTTGCAGTACCTGTAATAGTACTTACTATGATAAGTGGTATTGTGAATTTCATACTTTGATTTTTGTATGAACAATACGCCTGGTAATGCATATACCTATAGCACGCAGCGGCTTCGCCCCATGATTTAAGAATTTTCTCCTGTTGAGAGTGCCATATCTTAGGCAGTTTCTTTTCTTCGTTCATACTAATAGATATGAACATTATATTTTTTATCCACTTGGTTTTTTTCGCCGTTATGCTCGTGATACCATTCACTAATAATAAACAAAACCTTGAATTTTACTCAATTCTTGTACCTTTTATATTTTTTCATTGGTCAGTTAATGACGATACGTGTGCTTTGACACAGCTTGAAATGGCGATAACTGGTGAAGATAAGGATAAAACATTTTTTGGAAAAGTTATGGGTCCGATATATGTAATGGATGATACAGCAGCGAACAATTTTTTGAAGAGTGGTTTGTTTTTTCTTTGGTTGGTTGTTCAATTTAGATTACAAAGAATAGATCTCACACCACTTAAAACCCTGATTGGTAAGAAATAATATTTGTATATACAAATGAAGATTAAGACTAAACAAAAATTGTTAAGTTTTGCATTACTTATACTTGCAGTTGTTATAATTTATCAAGTACGTAATCCAATCGTTTTGAGAAAAAAAGTACCAGTTCGTGTACCAGTTGAAGTTCCAGTAGAGATACCAATGGAAAAGGAATATAGAAGTCCGCCAATTAAGGAATATAAACCCGGTCATGTTCAACAAATGGGTGTTCTCGTCGGTGACAACGAAGAAACTTTACCGATATACGGAAAAGAAGTAAGAGGTCGACGCGATAGGTACAATTATTACACAACTACTCCAGGTAATCAGTTATATTCACTCCCAATAACGATAGATGATAGAGATTGTATGGATGATATTGGATGTCAAGAATTATACGGTAACGAGTCCGTATCTGTTCTCGGTCAAACTGGTAATTTTCAGGCTAAATTATACAGAACTGATAATTTTTTCTAAGTGCATTATAAATGACTGAAACGTACGATAATACTACATTAATACAAAGAATTTTCAGTTGCGTGTGTTGTTTCATAGTATCAATGAAACTTTTTAGTTCCCCTTTCAAACCACCACCTATTTTGATGGGAATATTACTCTCGTGTGTTTCGTGGTGCTTTTGTTCTTATTTAATAACCATGGATACGAAAAAACGATTTGCTAAGAAAGATGAACCAGAAGAAGAATGATTTTGATGACTGAGTATAATTCAATCTTAAAAATCACGTATTTATTTAAAAACTAAACCGTATTTTTTTGTTATTAATTTTTTAGCATTTTCTAAATTTGGGTGACTCCACAGGAGCCAACGAGACCAAAACCCCGCGGTATAAAAACCTGTTTTACCCCAGTTTTCTTTATCGCTTTTAGTAACATCGAGCATATTTAAGTGAACGAGATTAGGATCGGTCTGTTTCTGTACCATATAAGGAACGTAACCACCATGTCGAGTTACATATGAACGCATACGAAACGGATTTTTGTGTTTCGTATAGTCCGAGTACCCTTTTGCACCAAAGTCAACGACCCTTCCATTTTTAAAAGTAACTCTATACTTTTTATCAAAACGCGGACTTTTTTGTAAACGAACGTGCATTTATTATTACTTGATATATTTTTCACCGCGAAGTTTTCTTTTTATTAATACAATTCCTAATGTAAGTGATATTAACCACGCCTGGAACTCTGATATACCATAAGGTTCCTCGATCATAAACATACTTTATTATATACAATTATAGTTTATTTTGTAATCTAACGAGGGTGTAATGGTGATATAAATGAATGGACGCTAATGCGAGTGATATGTAAACACCTGGACTTCTTCTGATTTTTTTGTTTAGGAGTATGAGCAATACAAGAAATATAACAGTTAGGGTTGGTAATGCAAATAAAGCTTTTTGGGTATCGGTTAATTTGGGATCGTTATTCATTGTTATAATATATCAAGAATATATTTCCATATACAGAATAATTCTATCCTCGTCTGACTGATTTTCTGCCCAATGTTTTTTACGAGCATTCATAATAATATGTTTCCCATTTTCTTCTGTTATGTCACCCATTTCTGAATGGTGTAATATACACTTTTCGGGACACTTTATTCCTAAATGGTACGTGAATATATACTTTTCGCCTACCTCGTCTATGTGTTCTTTTAGAGTAACACCACCTTTCATGAGCGAAAATCCTGCAACGTGTATTCCCTTTATTTGTGAAAGTATAGCAAATGACTTGGGACATATTGCACAATTACCTGGTACAGGGTTACCGTCCCAAATAAGAGGCCAACTAATCCATTTATCAAAAACGTGATCCTGTCCTCCTTTGAGCCAACCGTGATTACCTTTTCTATATAAAGAAACAACTTCTTGTAAATGTTTTGATCCTACCCATTCACCTTCCAATCTAGGTTCATCACGTATGAATGTATTAGGTATTTTTTCGAATTCTTCCTGTAACACATGCACGTGATTTTTTAATTCTTTCAAGTGCATTTGTTATTATATACTAAATTTTAAAGGTGTTTTCTACACACGGCTTTATACATTTCCTTACCCCCTATTAAATTTTTACCTTCGTAATTCACTATACGTTTTGTAAATGGTCCATGGGTTCCATCCATACATTCCATACACATAGCTGTTATTTTGAAAACTTTATCGGCGAGTGGGATACAATCTATAATTTCACCGAATTTTTCCTGTTTATAATCACCGTCTAAACCTGCTAAGAGTATAGTTTTATTGTCCATGAGTACCTTTTCAACGAATGGTTTTAGACCCGAAAAGAACTGTGCTTCGTCTACCGCGACAATGTCAACTTCGCTGTAATCTACGTCTTCTAGATTACTAACTTTTAAACATTCGAATTTTGAATTATCGTGTGTTTTTAAAACTTCATCACTTGATCTCGTATCGAGACTTGAATTTAATACGAGAATACGTTTTCCTATAACTTTGTACCTTTTTAAACGTCGTATAAGTTCGGTTGTTTTCCCCGAAAACATATTTCCCATAATAATTTTCAAACTCATTATTAATTAGTATTGAACTTATATTTTTAAATATAATATTAATATAATATAGAATGTATTTTAATACATATGTTATAAATTTGGATTCGCAAAAGAAACGGTACGAGGTTCAGGAAAATAAACTTAACGAGGTTGGTATATATCCTACGCGTATAAGTGGGTATATGTATGATGACATTAGTGAAATCGAAATAAAAAAACATTTTGATTTTCTTTTTGGAATCGATAGTTTTGCTTCTAGATCTGCTATTGGGTGTACGTATAGTCATATACAAGCACTTAAACATTTTTTAGATAATGATCCTTATAACGTTGCTTTAATAATGGAAGACGATGCTTTTCCTTTATTTACTAACGTTGCTCACTTGGAAAAGAAACTTGATAATATAGATTGGGATTATCTAAGTTTACACTGTGATGGTATATGTCCTGAAACAAAAGATAAAAATACTAAGTATTCGGGGTCGACAGCGGCATATTTTATTACACGTGAAGGTGCACAAAAAATAATAAACCATAAGCATTCAACGCACATTGATATGGAGACAAATGGTATTAAAAATTTAAATAAAAAGGTTGATTATAAAAATTCGTTTTGGACGGATGAAGATAATATAATGGGAGGTGAAATAAGTACGAATAGGTACAAAAGGTATTGTCCTCAAATAGTAGAAGACTTAACAAAGTATTTGTATAATAGGGGTGAAAAAACGATATGTCATACTAAAGATTATGGTATTATTCGTATTCCTATTATCGGGTATAATGTAACGAATGGAGATGTATTTTTTATTCAAACGGTTATACTTTTGATAATTTTATGGATAGTTGTGAGACAATTAAATAAATTAAAGAAAGTTTGAGTATATAAATAAATAAAAAATGTCTGAAACAACCCTCCAAATTAAACGTTTAACTCTCGATGCTATTTTACCGACGCGTGCATCCCCTGGTTCAGTTGGTTATGATTTGTATAGTTTACACGATATGGTCATCCAGCCAAGTTCTCGAGAAATTATTAGTACGGGTGTGTGTGCAACTGTACCGTCCGGGTGTTATGGACGAATTGCACCACGATCTGGTTTATCTGTAAAATATGGAATTCACGTTGGTGCAGGTGTCATTGACCCTGATTATACTGGTGAATTGAAAGTTAACTTATTTAATCTCGGGACTATTCCTTACGAAATTAAACAAGGTGAAAGAATTGCTCAATTAATTTTAGAAAAGTGTATGACACCTTTTGTACAAGAAGTGAGTGAATTAAAACCAACCATGCGTGCTAATCGCGGTTTTGGTTCGACGGGTACTTTATAAAATTTTATTTTCGTTTTAATTACCGAATGCGACACCACCCATACCATTCTTAACCCTGAGAATGTTATAGTTGACCGCATACGCTCTAACCATGGCAACATTAGTAGCTGTAATTGAACCACTAATTGTTATTTTAGCATTATCAATGCGCGAAAAGTTTAAGCTCCCTGTTGGTTGAGACTTATTCATGGTGAGACACATTGGCCATGTGTATATTTGTTCGGAGTCGATTGTACTATTGAGTATAGAGCAGTGTCTCGATGGAACGACATTTCTATGGTACTCGCCTGACATATTTTCGAAAAGTGGTGTTCCGTTAATAAACATGGACGCGGTTGGGAAACTATACGCGGTATTGTTTCTGAGACCAGCTGCTATGTGAACGGCCTTTACTGGGTGATTAAAGTACGTAAGATCGACGGACTTATCCGTTTCGGTCATTGGTTGATATTGAGTTTGTGTGATGAGAAGCTCGTGTTCCTGTTGCGAAAAGAATTCTCGTTCCTCTGTATCGAGGAATATGTAGGAACCGTACACCTTTGGCGACGATCCCACATCAAACGTACCATTTCTGCACTTGATTCGAATTTCAACTTCGTGATATTGAAGGCCGACAAGTGGGAGAGATTTAGTCCAGTCTTCGCTAAAAAAGAATGGGATCATGTAACTTCCTGCAGAGGCATTATCACCTGTATCCTGAGTAGTTACGGCACACGTCGCTTTCGCTTGTGATTCGTTATAAAGAGAGTTATGGATAGTGTTAATGTAAAGAGAATCCAATCTACACACTTCTTGACCACCGATCCACAAAGAAAATTCGGTTGGTGAAGTATCATCGGATGTTGCGTTAGCCGATTTGAAGAGAGAATCGTTGCTATTGTTATTGTTGATATCCGCATTTTCAATCCATATGTAACTCAAAAGATCACCCTTGGAACGGATTGGGATAGAAACTTCATTACTCGATTTGAACGTACCGATGTAGTCGAGACGTTCTGGTTTAATAGAAAAGTTAGTGTGACGTTTGTAGTTTTGTCTGAAAAAAGAAACTTGGGGGTCGCCTGTGATATAGACATCTTGGGCACCGACCGATACGAGGTCAATCAAAGCAGCTGACATATTTATTAATATAGTATATTAAAAAAATTGAGCTATAACGTATTAAGAAATATGGTTGTTTTTCAAGCTCTTACCTGGGAAGCAAACGATGACCAAGATGATAATAAGCACTTGGTAAGTATATTTGGTAAGACATGTGATGGTAAATCCGTTTGTCTTACTACTGAATTTAAACCGTACTTTTACGTTAAACTTCCGCGCCAAGATTCAAAATCATGGGCGACTATATGGCACGATAAAATATGTAAACTGTGCCCTGATTTTAATATCGAATTTGATATAGTTAATTCTAAGGATGTGTGGGGATTTCAAAATAACGAGGAGTTCAGTTTTATGAAACTTATATTTGAAACTTTATCTGAACGTCGTAGTACTTCGTATAAACTCAAAAGAAATTTACCCGGTGAAATACTACGACTAAAAGTATTCGAATCTAATTTGGATCCTGTCCTGAGATTAATGCATTTGAGTGGTATTCAGTCCACTGGGTGGTTGGATTCTGGTGATAATTGTGAAGACAATAACATCGCAAACGTTGATATTGATAAATTTTGTTCGGATTGGAAACAGTTAAAACCGGTAGATAATCCCGAAACTGCACCCTTTGTTGTATGTTCTCTTGATATTGAATGCAATAGCTCGACTGGTAAATTCCCTGATGCAAATATAAACGGTGATTGTTGTTTTCAGATTGCAGTATCCCTGTGTATATTCGGTAAAGATGTACCGTATGATAAAACCTGTTTTTGTTATAAAAAGACGGACCCTGATTTAGAAGGGTGTAATATACTGAGTTATTCAAGTGAGCGTGAAATGTTAGAAGCGTTTAGTGTTTATATGAAAAAAATGGACATCGATATAATAACCGGGTGGAATATATTTGGTTTTGATTTGGATTATATCATCACTCGTGCTAAGAAGTTAAGGTGTAGTTCTAACTTTTTTAATATGAGTAAATTTCGGGAATATACGTGTAATATAAAACCGAAGAAACTTTCTTCGAGTGCACTCGGTGATAATGAACTCAAATTGTTACCTTTACCTGGTAGGTTCGTTTTTGATTTATTCCATGAAGTTAAAAAGGGGTATAAACTTGATTCGTATAAACTTGATAACGTGTCTAAATTATATTTAGGTGATAATAAAATAGACATGCCCGCGAAAGAGATGTTTGCACGTTTTATTGAAGAAGACCCTGTAAAATTACGCGAGGTCGCAGAATATTGTATAAAAGATACATTATTACCACATAGACTTTTATCGAAGTTATGTATACTTATAAATTTACTTGAGATGGCAAAGGCGACGTGGGTACCTCTGTCGTACCTGGTAGAGCGAGGCCAGCAAATTAAAGTGTTTAGCCAACTTACTAAAAAAGCGCGGGAAATGGGTTACCTCGTTCCAACAATTGCGTGGGGTGAAGGTATGGTGGAAGGGTACGAAGGTGCGACCGTTCTTGAAGCACAAAAGGGTGCATATTATACACCTATAACTGCACTTGATTTTGAAGCACTGTATCCTTCTATTATGATGGCCCACAATTTGTGTTATTCGACACTTATAATGGATCCTAAGTATGAGAATAAGGAAAATTACCCCGATTTAGAAATTGAAACGTTTGGTAAGTTTAAGTTTGTACAAAATGTACCCAGTTTATTACCAAGTATTTTACTAGAGTTGAAACAGTTCAGAAAACAAGCTAAGAAAGATATGGCAAATTCGACGGGGTCTCTTCAACAAATGTATAATGGTAAGCAATTGGCTTATAAAGTATCGATGAACTCCGTTTATGGGTTTACTGGTGCGTCTAAAGGTATGTTACCCTGTGTACCAATTGCGTCTTCCGTGACAAGAAAGGGTCGAATGATGATTGATGATACGAAAAAATACGTCGAGGAGAATTTCCCGGGTGCAAAGGTAAGATATGGTGATACGGATTCTGTAATGGTTGAATTTGATGTAGGTGGACGTAAAGGTGAAGAAGCTATTAAGTATAGTTGGGAACTTGGGGAACGCGCGGCATCTGAGTGTACACACTTATTCAAGAAACCAAACAACCTCGAACTCGAGAAAGTGTATTGTCCGTATTTTTTGTATTCAAAGAAACGGTACGCGGCAAAACTTTGGACACAGGGAAAAGATGGTAATATGAACATGGACTATATTGACGTTAAAGGTCTTCAATTGGTTAGACGAGATAATACACCCCATATGCGAGAGGTGTGTAAAGAATTACTTGATGTTGTTTTGGAGAGTAGTGATACGGGACCTCCTAAATCACTTGCCATGCAACGTGCAATAGAGTTATTAGAGGGTGAGGTACCTAACGAAAAATTGATACTTTCACAACAATTGAGTGACTCGTATAAATCTGAAAATCTATCACACGTTCAGGTTAGAAACAAAATGAGAGAAAGACAACCGGGTTCAGAACCACAGTCCGGTGACCGTGTTCCGTATATCCTTATAAAAACTCACGATCCACGTGCAAAAGCTTATGAAAAAGCAGAAGATCCAAAATATGTAGAAGAAAATAACTTACCTGTAGATTATCCTTATTATTTTTTGAATAAATTTTTGAATCCTGTGTGTGATTTAATAGAACCTTTATTTGAGAATGCTAAGGAGGAGATATTTGGGGAACTCATAACAAAATCTAAACCGGGTAAAAAAAATAAAAATGTAAATGACCCTAATCAGAGGAAAATTTCAGATATGTGGGCAAAGATAGTTAAAAAATAAAAACGATTACTTATAAGTATAGTAAGTATGTATTTACCGAAAATTGTAAAGGAAGCTATCGACGAAAGTATTAAGATAGCTTCCAATAAAGTCCTTAGCAAAGTTTACAGAAAACTCATAGCTAAAAGACCGCATGTCAAAGATATAATAGATTTTGAATGCGATAACACGTACCATGAAAGTGTTATATGCGATGCATTAACTTTTAACACATCGAAACAGATTAAACATGATATAGAAAAGCGGTCTAACTTTATTATTTACGATACTTTAGAATCATGGTCAATAGCGACTAAAATACCTTTCAATACTATACGAGATTTTTTAGATCACGACCCTATATGTCGAGGTATAAAAGGTGGTAATACTAAAAAAGGTATTTATACACCCGGTTGCTATTGTATGGCTCCTAAACAGGAGGGATGTGGTGATTATTGTAGTAATCATAAAAATCAAAATACATCACTCGTTAACGGTCAAGATACAAGTAAGATTGTATTAACTAATCTTAAAACTTATATTGAAGATAAATCAATGAACAAGATTGATGATAATCCCTTTGATTTTTTATAAAAATAGTTTAAAGTTTTAGGTACATGTTTATAGAATATGAATAAATCGACTATATTATTACATTCTATAGACACTTTTTATGAACAGGAAAATAATAGAGATATTCTTAACCAAATATTAAATAAATCTGGTGGTATATCTTTACGCAATCTTGAATGGTTTATAACAAACTATTCTAAGAAAAACAATTTATCTTATAAAACGGGTGATGGTAAAATTTTTAGTGTTCATTGTTCTTATAAATCTAGTTTAGATGGGTACAGTAAAAAATTATTTGATCCATTTTGTCGATCATCTAAAATAGATTATACTGTACCGGGTACAAATAATAAAATTAGTACAACTGTTGCACAGTTAAATTTTATTAGATGGTGTATAAAAAATAAGATTATTGATTACATAAAAGAACATAAAAAACAATTGTTTAATAAGCAAGTGTCATGAAACCATTTTCAAAAGTAAATGTTTGATAACCAACGTAATACATGTGAAGGTTATATGTTTCTGTAAGATTAGGTACCATTTTTACATCTAACGTAGTTCTATTTGAACGCAATTGTGTAAAATCCAGACTTCCCGATGGCTCCACATTAATCGGATTCATCGAGAATGCATATGTGTATATATTTTTAAACGGTCTAGATAAACGACTCGTAAAGGGAACGATGTATTTAAAATATTTATGATCGCTATCTTGAATATTGGGTACATTTTCACCGTTAACGTGTATTTTAGCGGAATACATGGGTGGGTAATAGAATTCATTTAATATACTGTACGTATCCTGCGTGGACATATTAAACCTATTATGAAAAGTATATAAACCATCTGTAGTTGTATTATCTTGAGTCGATTCTCGAGATATAGTTTCATCTTCAAACTTTTCTTTTCTGATAAACCAGTTTAGTGTTTTTACAGGCGTATTTGCAACTATTTCAATTTTTTTATCAACTTCGCCCGGGTTTATTTCTAATATTGGATGTTTCTTAACAACATCCGTTATAAAATTGTATTTATTATTTTTCATGTAAACTTTCTCACTTTTATCTATGGTTATTTCTTCGGTGACTATATCGAAAGAGTCTAACGATATAATATTTGGATCATCCGTGAAAAATGATTGTGGGTTAAACTCAATTTCGAATTCGATTTTTTGTTTATGTATAGCACATAACGGGAAATAAGGTCTATTTGGTTTATTTGTTTCGTACTCATCACTTTCGTATTTTCGTGAAAAGAAAAATGGTATAGGTATAAAAAGTTTAGATGTTTTTGTCGATAAAGAAATGTTTCCTATAGACGTATCTTCGGCAACATTTCTATTTATGGTATATCTTTTGGTTCTCTTTTCAGATTCATCGAGATATAATTCATCGTAAATAATACCCCAATCTGCGTGAAACTTTTCAACTATCATTTCATCGACTCGCATTGTTATGGATTTAAATAAATGTCTTCCGACCTGATCTGCATAGTTATAGTTTTGTGGGGTAGTCTGTGTTAGTGCAGGTAAAGTTAATGATATATACATGTTAGATAGAAGATCACCCATATTTCTTGGGTTTAGGGTCACTTTGACCACCCTGTTAAAAGGCCAAGACGGTGAAGCATCGCCCGGTTTTATAACTTTAGTGCTTTTATGAAACTTTCTAAAATCCGAATGTTGTTTTAATTTGTATTTAAAGAATGACTTTTCTGTATCATTTTCTATAAGGTAAGTATCTTGTTTTCCTATAGCATTTAAAGAGATTGCTGCCCCTGTGTTTGGACCTGATACTGAGTCACACATACTATTACTTACTTATATATTTTTTAAATGTATTCTTTATTTTTTTTATCAATGTATTTATATAGTCTTTGAAACCAATTAATGATATCTTTATCAGATAGAGAAGGTATTTTATTAAAATAATTATATTGTCCGCATTCGCGTTTACGAAGTTTTTCGGGTGTAATTTTTTGTCGTTCGAGTTTAAAACAACTATAACAAAGTCTTTGAGCTTTTAAATTATAAATTTTATAGAAAGTTGTGTTATTGTAACAATATAATGGTGATACGTTTTTCCTATATTGTCTAACTAAATTTCTTACCTGCCAATTATTACTTTTTACATAGGGATTAAGTGGGTTATTACATAGATAACATCTACCTTTACATCTAATATTAATATACATAAAAGAAACACGATTTATTCTTTTATGTACTATAATGAAATTAGACAACCTGATGGAACTCCCATTATAGGAATAAATCACGAAGAAGAAAGACCACCCGCGTTAGAAGTGGTACCTATCAATGAAACTCAACGAATTCAACAGCAAGAACCTGAATATCAATTATTTGATTCGGTCATGATAACTTGGTTAAATGTATTTTTAGTTGCATTAAGTATACAATATATACTTGTGTATGATAATATCTTAACTATACTTAATTGTTTAGCGTGTTTATTACCATTATATAGTATACAAAATAACAATATGTATGGTATTTTAGCATATACTATTTATGTTATGATTGCTATGTTATTAACAACATTTTTAGGTATTTATGAATATATTTGGTATTATGTTATATGTAATGGTATAATTATATGTATTTTTATAACCTCAGTCGTCAAATATATAAAACATATTAGGAATCAAAACCAAAGTCAGAATGAACACGTTGTATGACAAAAAGGATTTAGATATTGCTAGGGGTTTATATAAAAACCAAAAGGACAAATGTGAACTATTTGCGAGAAGTATTCATAAGCTCAGAGAATCTCGAAAAAAGTACGATGATAAAAGAGAGAGAAGTAAAATAATTTTTTTAGATACTGTTCCAGATAAACATGTAGTAAATAGACACAAAGATAATACATGCCAGGCTATAACCATAAGTGGTAAAAAGTGTTCTTTTAAATCAACATGTGGAATATATTGTAAAAAACATTATAATATTAGTAAAAAATAAATATATTGTTATAATAGAAATGTTAGATCAGGAAACACTCAGACCCGTTATAATATCTATGGCGCTTTACCTCGCTATATCTCAAATTATTCCCGAACTTTTTAAAAAACCAACAAATATTGGATTCGTTGATGAAATTGTTGCCATGTTAATCGCTCAAAAGGGGTCACTTACTTCCGGAGCTATTTTGACCGGACTTATCATTTTTATCACGAATTACATTAACGACGAATTCTTGTAAAATATTTTCTTTACATGTAAGATTTCGAGTTTTGGAATGATCCATGTATCTTAATTTTTTATTATATGCATCATTCATAAATTCCATGAGCTGGTCTACATTGGGCTTTCCCCATTGCATACCTGCTTCGTATAAAAAATCATCCCTTGGTATTTTTTGTAAATCACATTCAATTGTATACGGTGTGTTTATATACTCTTTTGCACCCCCGTAATCTGTTATTATAACGGGTTTATCTCGTATTGCAGCTTCTACTGCGCCCATACCAACACCTTCCGATGAAGAAAAGCTTATGTAACAATCTGATTTACTGTGTATATCTTCCATAGCTTCGTCTGATATGAGGTTATTTATAACTGTTACATTTGGTATGTTTATGTTTACTGGGTATTTACACGTTGCTTTAACAATCAATCGTGTATCGGGTTTATTTAATCGTACGAAACATTCTAATATTTTGTTAAAGTTTTTTCGGGGATCGTGTACATTACCTATGTGATAAAATGTATACGGTCGTTTATCGGGTATATGTGCGTGTATTACAAAAAAATGTTTATCAGGGAACTGTCTTTTTAAAATTTGTTTACAGTATTCACTTGGTACTGCAATTTTATCAAATAAATCAAAAAGTTTACCATAATCTTTATGTACAGTCTCTGTTTCGCACACTGTCATACACGTAACATGTTTTATCTTCCTTTTAATTTCGGGTATTCTATCTAACCAATACTTTACGGGAAGTGCGAATATAAATGCACTATCAGACTCTGGTATTTCTTCGTGTATTTCAATGTATTTAGTATAACCAACTGGTGGAAAAATGTCCATGTATTTTTTACAATGTTGACCTATTCCGCTCAGGAGAGTTGGACCTATGAATAACATTTAGTATAAAGATAATATTTCTTTTATATATATTACGCGATGGACTCTGTCAGAGAACAAATTGAACATGCTCTTCAAAGACCAAAAATTCACAAATCTGAAATATACGGTATAATTAAACAAATTGCCGATATTATCAAGGCGCCAGCACCAGCTCCAGCCCCAGTACCAGTACCAGTACCAGCTCCAGCTCCAGCTCCAGCTCCAGCACCAGTTAAGAAAGCACCAGCTCCAGCACCAGCACCAGCACCAGCTAAGAAAGCGGCTGCACCAAAGAAAACTCCAGCTAAGAAAGCCGCTACACCAAAGAAAGCGTCAACTAAAAAGTCGGCTGCATCTGCATAGGTACCGGTTGCGAAACTTTACGATTTAGTAAATAATAACCACCACCAATAAACATTAAAAATATAAAAAGGTATATTAGCGGAATCTTTTTTCTTTTTTCCTTTTCCATTTTCTCTATATCATTCTTATCTGGAAGTTTCTCAACATTTATGTTGAGTTCATCTATCTTCCCGATAAGTTTATGCAACGCCTCTAGAATTTGAACTTCTCTATTTACCGGTTTCTCTTTTACATCTATAGTTGTTACTTCAAGGACTAGGTACCATTCTGCATCGGGTTGTAAAGTAACGTAATCTGTATCTTCCTGATACTCGTATAATTTAAAATTTAGTTTTTGTATAGACATGGGATTAAATAAATTTGTTTGTCTTTGGAACCCCTTCCATTGTTTATCTCTTATGATTGTATGTGCACCGTGATTATAATGTCTTTCTAATGGTACCCGTGCTAAAATTTGCCCGTGTCTTTCATCGAGTATTTGTGCTCTTTTTGGTATATCTTCGCATACGATATCGACGTATTTTGCAACACTACTCACATACGTATCACTGTTTGGGTTATCCTGACCAATTTGTGTGATATAAAAATCAACTGGTTTTAGACCGCATACCTGTGACATTTCTTCCAAATGTAAATTTGATTCGAGTGTTAAATCGATCGAAAATGTATTGTTTGAACCATTTACATATTTTGAATCAATTATTATGTACTGTACTTTTTTGGGTAACTCCTGGAGTGAAACCATCTTGTATTTACAATATAAAAAAATAAATGTAAATAATAGCATGTTTTCATTCTATTCAAGCATATCTCGCTTGTTGGGTTCGAACTCAAAAAAACTAAACACTACAGAGTCGTATACATCGCTTTACCCTAATATTAATATTAAAGAAAACGTATATACGGATATGATGTTATCACCAGATTTTTCAAAGGATAAGATTATATCAAAAAATGACGTGGGTGAAGTTATTATTTTAGAATATTCCAAGCATGACAAAACATTTAGAGATTATAGACCTAAGTTTTTTAAATATAAATAAAGAATTAACAATTTTAACATATAAATGATATGGACTACATGCACTTACACACTTACGACTACAAACTCGCTTTCTGTCAAGCGACAAATGAACTCTGTGAAGACGTTCAAAGGATTATATGGGAAAAATCCCAAAAATACGAACACGAAAATCTCGTGTGTCCAGGAGCCCCACGAAAAGGGGGAAGAAATACACGATTCGCAGAAGAAAGACTCCAAACGTTGGTTAGGAAATGGAGGGATAAATGGGGAGAACCAACTGTATAATCGTATGAAAACAATGGCTTATGAAGAGTTTTGTCACAAAGATTTTAACCGTGAAGAGTATGATTCGTATTCATTGGTTTTATACAGAACAATGTTAAACGAATTGGCATACGAAAGACGTAATTTGAAATATACAACAATTTTCGGTGATAAATGGAGACATTTATCAAAAAATAAGGATCCGTTTTTATACGATAAGAAATTAAACGATATACAGGATCGTATAAACGAATCGATAATCAGATGTGAAGAGTTTCTCGAAAAAGAAAGAGAATTTAAAAAAAAATATTTCGGTGACGAAAATATAAATTTCGATAATATTATAGTATAGATACTTAATGAATAAATTGTAATGTATATTAATAAATGTTAAGCATAATAAACCCTGGTAATAAAACACTTAGAATTTCGTGCCCCACTAGAAGAAAAGAAGGTATAGCAGAATATGAACAAATAAAAAGTAAAATTAAAAAAACAACCTTACGGTACGGTGCGGCGGTTTCGACGTATCATTTTATTTTTCATACACCCGTCGACGGTATATCTGCGAGTATTGGTACAATAGCATCGTATATTTATGTAGATTCACTTTCAACGTATGTCGATAATATTGAAAAAATACAGGGTTTAAATAAAAGATTGTTAGTGCCTACATTTTTAGCATTGTCTGAATCCACGTGGAATTCAATGAATTTACCTTTTGATTTTAATATGGGTGCAACACTTTTTGGATTCTTGGCATATAAAATGGCTTTTTATCAGATAGTTGCTGAAGAATTATTAATGAACGATGAAGACCTAAGTGAGTTAGATGAAATATAAAAATCAAAAAACAAACAAAAAACAAAAAATGTCCTTATTTTTTAATTTATTAAAAAAGCATACTGAGATTGTTGAGCTTAAAGATATGAATGATGTCATGTCTAGTGCTTTGGGGTTTATCGAGCCTATTGATGTTGAGGTTTTTGCACTTAAACCCAAAGATGATTTTCCGGCTGAACTTGGTGATAATAAGTATCTCGGTTATATTTGTTTGAGTAAAGTGGGTGATAGAAAAGATATTCGAATGGTTCAATTTTATCACGAAAACAAGGGATGTGAAGAAATTACGTTACCTTTTCTAAATATGCTTGTGGATAAATTATCTCCTAAAGTTGGAACAGTGGTAGATTATAAGGAAATTATAATTGTACCTTATGTTATCAGATCGGAAAGACGTATGTGGACTAAATATATGAAAAGGTATTTTGAAGATATTGAATCCGGTGAAAAGTTTTACATAAAAAACAAAATACCTGAAAATGTAGATTGGGAATGTCTTTTGGAAACGTTACCACGAAGAAAGATGGAAGTTTAATCATACTTAAAAAATATAGACCTTTTAATGATATAAAATGACTAATAACCTTACACACGAACTTTTAAAAAACTGTACTTCGCTCGTTAGACTTTCTCACCTTAATGATTTATGTAGTAATTTGAATAATAAAAGCTGCGACGTTTATGCCTTACGCGCAGAATTCGGATACCCCGAACACCTTATTCCGGATAGTAATAAAAATTATATCGCTTACATGGGAGTTTCTAAGAAAAAAATTGAAACGACTTATGGACAAGCTCATTTCATTACGTTTTGTTTTGAACCTAAAATGAATGTTTGTGAGTCACCGGTAGGTGTTTTAGAACATATGTACGATATTTACGTGGAAGAAACTATTGAAAGTCTGTATAGAAATAAATATAGAGAAGGTGAAAATTATACAATTGAACTTTTCCCTTCTAAAATTGAATACAAAGATATCGGTTATTGGAGATGGTTATTTCAAGAAGATTGGGGTATTTCCGATAAAATTTCGATGGAGGACTTTATTGATGATTATGAAATTAAGAGCCATGTAAATTGGGACAAACTTTATGACATTCTTCCCGATAATATTGACGATGTACAAAATGAAAGTGATGATGAAAGTGATGATGAAAGTGAAATGCTGTCTGAATCGGATACAGAGATCGAAGAAGGTGAAATTGTAAGTGAATCGGAAACCTAAGTTTAAAAAATATACATAAAAATTAAAAAAAATAAATGCGACCAAACTGTCCCTACCAGAACTGTTATTGTAGAGCTGGTAAGAACGGATTTTGCTTGAAGCACAAAGATATAGGCGAAGTAATTGAAGCTTTAGTACTTTTGAAGTATGGGAACAACACGAGAAAAGTACCCAGAACTCTATGCAATGAACAAGCACCTAGTTCAAACATATAAAGAAAGAGATCATTGGAAAGAACAGTTTCTTTTTCTTAAAGACGAATTTGATCTTTTTAAG